TGTTCTAAATCCTAAACTATCAGTAGAAATTTTTATGTCTTTTACTAAATATGTTTTTTTCATTGTCTTAGCCTTTCTCTTCATTGATTTTATCAAAACGATTTTCAAGCGCTTCCACAGCCCTCTCAACTCGGCTTGGCGTATAAGTTAAACTAAACTGTTCAAGCCTCACATCTTGAAAAGATGGTGTATGCTCTAAACACTGTTCAGCAAATAAAAACTTATCTACTTTAGTTTTATATATCGCTGCGTTTTTTGGTGTTGCTGCTTCATCAATTGCAGCCGCTATTTTTTGTGCAAGTGTCATTGTTTTAGCCTTTCATCATTAAAATTATTTCATTTATTAAATCAGCAATTGCATAGCCCATAAACAGCGCTGCAAAGATGCCAGTTAACAAAAGTAAACTTGTGAACGTATACCAAATTTTTTCCCATGTAGTCATTGTCTTAACCTTTCGGAGTCAAAGTGTATGGATCGAATATTTCGTTTATATATTCTTGAACAACTAAACGAGGTTGAACATCACCAAAGTATTGGTTGATGTGTTTAGTTGTCGTTTTGCTGTACTTTGTAGTAGTCTTAAAAGCGCCCTTTACGTCATAACCTGCAACAGGCGTATCATAAGAGAATAACAAAGTTACATCACAATCATCATAATCATTTCTAAAAGTTAATTCTGTGACGTTTGATCCTAAGTTTTTAAGTTTCATTGTTTTAGCCTTTCTTTGATTCGTATTTCTATTTAAACAATATTATCTGATATTACAATAATATTATGAACTAGCCTAATTAAAGGCTAGTCTTTAATATTATTAATCGTAATCTATACCCTCTAAATACTCCTCAAGCTTTTCACTTCCGATGTTATTTTCAATAAAGTTTATAGCATCTTGCCTGTTTGGTTTGCCGTAATGGTAATCTTCAGAAAGTTGAATTATTACACGCTCGACAAGCGGCAATTTAGCAGTCGGATTAGTAGCCATTTTTAAACCTCCTCTATCTCATCATGCAGTCGATTAATTATAGCACTCAGGGCTGATCCTAAGTGCCGCCTATCGCAATTTAAAACAACATCATGCACATCATATTGGTTTAAATCACTTGCGCTTGTGGCGCTTCTAGAAAGCTTGTGGCCTTCTGCTTTTCCAATCTCTCTAGCTTTGTCTATTTCTGACATAGCGGTATTGATAAAAGATTGTCCAAGCTTGTTTAAAAACTTTATTAAGTTTGGTTTATCAGTAGGAACTTCAACGTAACGAGCATTAATCTTTTTAGCTTCAATTTGTGTTCCGCACCATTGGCCTTGAAGGTTGCAGTATAATCTCATTATGAAGAACCCTCTCCGTTAAATTTACCGTACTTCTCTACTTCTTCTTTGGTTGGGATTGCTTCTCCTCGCTTTTCAAGTTCTTCTTGATATAAATATGTAAGACGTCTGTTTCTCTCGCATTTTTTATGGCCTAAACAGCCTCGCGTTTCTGAAGCATTCATGTACCATTGTTTAAGCTCACTTGTTTCAAGTGTCTGATAAGTAGCTATTACATCTGTCATTGTTTAACCTTTCTTTGTTTTGTTATCCTGCATTAACACAGGGCAATGCAGCGCCGCTAAGCGCTGCTAAGCGCTATATTAACTAGCTATCTTTTGATTTTCTGTTTCTGATTGCTCAGCAGTTTCTAGAATAAAGGTTGCAGCCTTATCAGCAGCGCCGCAGGCCTTAGAAATAGCCTCAGGATCATCTTTAAGACACTTGATCCAGCCATTTAAATACTTGGCATGATCTGCCCTAGGTTCAGCGTCAACCTTGGTTAGGCCTGATAAGATAGCGCTTGTTAGCTCAGCAATTAACTCCTCAAAAGCGTATCCCTCAGAACCGAAGCGAGTCCCGAATTTACGGTCTAATCTGTCTTTGCTGCCTGTCCAATGGGCAAGCTCATGAAACAGCGTTCCATAGTAGCCAGACGCCGTTTTAAATTGCTCTTTAGCTGGCATATTGATCGTGTCATTAGATGGGCGATAATAAGCGCTGTTTGCATCATAATTTACAAATTTAGCGCCTGACAACTCAGCAAGATTTTCAGCGTCAATGATGTCTGACCAATCTTGAGTTAATTCTTTTTCTTCAGGTAAAAAATCACCTTTCCAACCCTTAACATATTGAGAGTTAAAAACTACCCAAGAATTCCATTTAGGATAAACCTTTTCTTCGCCTGTTTTCTTGTCTTCATATTTAATAAGTGACCAGAAAACAATTCTAACACCTTTACCTTTAGCACCTTCTAACTCATAACCCAAATCTTGTGTCCATTGGTTCCAAGTTCCAAAAACAGGTGATGTGTAACCTCTAGCGGCCATAATCATTGATAAATTAATTCTGTTAATACCTCTATATTGATGCTTTCTGGCGCTCATTGGTTGATTGTGCTGCAATACATTAACCCAAGGTTTTACCCAGTTAAGGCCTTCTGTAGCCATATCAGAAGTAACTCTAGCTGTTATTTCGTGCATTGTTTCTTTTGTCTTTTTATCCATTTGTTTTAACCTTTCTTTGCCATACTGAATTGTATGATAATGCAGCGCCGCAGCGCTGCACTTTGATACAATTATTAATAACCTAGTTGATCGCTAGTAGCAGGAATTAGTGTGTCTTTGTCATCGCTAAACATTGTTAATTCAAGTTGATTGCCTTTGTTATCAGTTACAAGAATTTTTCTTGTGTAAAACTTGTCACCGTTAGCTGTGTTTTCTTTAATGTCAGTAACTCTAAAGTTTTCTACTCTATGTACAGTTTGACTAATCATTTGTTTAACCTTTCCGAATCAGTTTTTTTTAAAATCTTTTGATACCTTTAATAAGCATATATTTAATATTGGGTCAAATGCTTTTAATATTATAGCAATATTAAGTGCCTAAAACATAAATTTGCTCAATATTAGCGAAACGGCTTTTTTTGAGTTACGCATTGCAAAAAGTTGTTTGGCTACTCAGCGAGCTTCTCAGGGCTTCTCAGCGCATTTTGCCTATTTAGTATACAAATGTTTTCAGTTGTTTAGCATTGTTCTGCATTGTTTGGTTTTTGCCAAAAGTGCGACACAGCAAACAGTAAAGCACAAGGTTGCGCACGGGCGCGCGCGAATAAAACAATGCGAAGCAAAGCACAAGGTTTTGTTCAACAATCTTTAACTTTGTTTAAACTTGGTTAAACTTAGAACAACGCCCCATGTTTGACTCTAGCGGTACTGTTTTTGACTAGCTGCAAACAAAGCAATCCAACGGTATACAAAAAATTAGACCCCCCCTACCTAGCCCCCTCCCCCCCCACCGTTATTATAACACATTCCCACACAGAAAAATTTGTGTTATACAGTTTTTGGGTGTTGTTTAATAAAATCTAACCTCCCTGAGTTTTATTATGCTTTCTCGCAGCACCCACCCCACTACTAAAACTAATATTAGTAGCTTTTAGTAATATTAGTAATTATACTTTTTCGTACTAATACTAAGACTACTAATACTAATAATTACTTTAGTATTATTAGTATTAGTAGTTGCAGTACGCAGCGAATTAATAATATGAGGAAAGCATGGCAGGTAAACCAAAATTCAAACAAGCTATTGCAGAGTTAGATAAACGAGGTGGGGTTGAGGTTTTGCAGCAAGAATTACTTGCAGGTAAAACGATACCTATGATTGCAAAAGAGCTTGGTTTAGATCGTGGCTATTTTAGGCGCAATATTGTAAAGCACGAAAAGTATGGTAACGCCATACGCGAGATAGAGCATCAAGTTGCTGATGCTCATGCTGATGCAGCGTTTGATATGTTAAACGATATTCGTGAGAGGCGTGAGATTGAGGTTGGTGAGGCGTTAAACGGTAAGAATAGCCGTGACATTAGCGAAGCGAATGTTAATCAGGTTGATATTGGTATTGCGAAGGGCTTAGCGCAGCAACATAATTTTATAGCTTCATCTTTAAACAAAAATCGTTATGGTAATGGTAGTCAGCAAAACATCCAAATTAACATTGGTGATTTGCATTTAGATGCGCTGCGTAAGATGAAGGTTATTGATCATGAATGACTTGTCTCAAAATACGATGATTGAGTTTACCCAGCGCTACGCTAGAAGCCCAACATTGTTTGTGAGAGAAGTGCTTGGTGTAGAGCCGTTAGATTATCAGGCTGAGTTTCTTGAGGCTATAGCTTCTGGTGAACGTAAAATTTCGATCAGGTCGGGTCATGGAACTGGGAAGAGTACAGCAGCATCATGGGCTATGCTTTGGTATTTTTTAATGCACTACCCGAATAAGGTGGTTGTGACTGCGCCAACCTCTAGTCAGTTGTTTGATGCTTTATTTGCAGAAATGAAACGCTGGATAAATGAGTTGCCTGATGCGTTTAAGGAAGTGTTAAACGTTAAGTCTGACCGTGTTGAGCATACGGCTGCGCCTAGTGAGATGTTTATTTCGGCTAGGACAAGTCGTGCTGAGACACCAGAAGCGCTTGCTGGTGTACACTCAGAACACGTTATGCTGATTGTAGACGAGGCTAGTGGTGTGCCAGAGCAAGTATTTGAGGCTGCTGCTGGTTCTATGTCTGGTCATAACGCAACTACGATTATGTTAAGTAACCCCACTAGGTCTAGCGGCACGTTTTTTGAAAGCCAAAACAGGCTTGCAGATAGCTGGTGGACAAGGCGTTGGTCATGTGTGGATAGTCCTTTGGTAAGTGATGAGTTTGTCGAAGAAATGAAGCTACGCTATGGCGAAGACAGTAATGCCTTTAGAATCAGGGTGTTAGGAGAATTTCCTCAAGCAGATGATGACACAATCATACCATTTCACCTAGTTGAAACAGCTACACACCGCGACATTGAGGGTGATAGTGACCTGCCGAGTGTATGGGGTTTGGACGTTAGTAGGTTCGGTAATGACAAAACTGCGTTGTGTAAGCGTCAGGGTTCTGTTGTAACTGAGATTAGGTCTTGGGCTGGCTTAGATTTGATGCAGACTGTAGGCCGTGTTGTGGCTGAATATGAAGCGTTATTGCCTTCTAAACAGCCTAGAGAGATACTTGTTGATAGTATCGGGCTTGGCTCTGGTGTTGTTGATAGGTTGCGCGAGTTGGGTTTGCCTGTTCGAGGTATTAATGTTGCAGAAGCGCCAAGTATGGGCGCTACATACTTAAATTTGCGTTCTGAGTTGTGGTTTAAGACGAAAGCTTGGTTTGAAGATCGTGCGTGTAAGTTGCCGAAAGATGATCAGTTGGTGGCTGAGTTAACTGGTATTCGGTATAGTTTTACGTCTAGCGGTAAGATGAAAGCTGAAAGTAAGGACGAGATGCGTAAGCGTGGGTTAGCCTCACCTGACTTAGCTGATGCGCTTTGTTTGACGATGGCTAGTGATGCTGCAACTGCATTATCTGGAGCATTTTCTAGCTGGAAGGGTGAGATAAAAAGGAATTTGCGTGGAATTGCATAATGTTGAAAGTGACTTGAGAAGCTGGTCGCGTGAGGTTTTAGAGGTTCCTAACGATCATTTAAAAGGTTTGCCGCCGTGTCCATATGCTAAGCAGGCTTGGCATCAAAATAAAGTTTTAGTTATAGAAGGTGATGATATTACGATTGACGCTCTTCGTTATTGTAATGAATTTTACGATTTGAGTAAGGAGTTAGTTGTTGTTGCTTCGTTTAACATACCTGATTTGGAAGAGTTTTCTGCATTTGTTGAGGGTTTAAACAAAGATTTTAAAACATTGCATTGTATGCAGTTTCACCCCGATTTTGGTGCAGAAGATGCAGAACTTGATTTTTTGTACGACAATGATTGGGATAGTAGCTTAGATCGTGATTATTGCATGGTTTTTATTCAAGATTTAAGGCTTGTTGTTAATGCCAGTGACAAGTTAGAAAAATTGGGTTATTATAATGCATATCCAAGGTCTGAGTATAATGAACTTGTTGTAAAGCGTAAGGAGAGATTGTAATGGCTATGAAACCAAGATCAATGAAGCGTGGCGGTAAGATGAAAAAAAATACTGTTGTAAAAAGCAAAAAAAAGCAAAAGAAAAAGATGCGTAAATAATGGCTAAGAAGGCTCGAAAATCATCTAGCCCCAAGCCTAAAAACCCTGCTTTATATGCTAGAGTTAAAGCTGCTGCTAAGAAAAAGTTTAAGGTTTATCCTTCGGCTTACGCAAATGCTTGGTTGGTGCGTGAGTACAAAAAACGTGGCGGTACTTATGCCTAGCAGAAAGCCTAAAGGTGGACTGACTAAATGGTTCAAGGAAGATTGGCGAGATGTTAAGACAGGCAAGAAGTGTGGCAGGAGCGGCAAGAAAGATAAAGGTAGACCTTACCCTGCTTGCCGTCCTAAAAGCAAAGCAAGTTCTGCCTCTGCTAAGAGGGCGGCTAAACGTAAGACAGGTCCAGCTAGGATAAGTTGGAAAACAAAGAGTAAAAGGGGTAAGAAGTAATGCCATTTTCTAAGTACAGCAAAAAGCAAAAGAAGCTGGCTGCCTTAGCCCCACCTCGTAAGAAAATAACAGGTGCAGATTTAAAAAAGTTAAGAAAAAAGAAGGGTAAGAAGTAATGGCGAAGACAGATCGAGAAAAACTTGAAACATTCGAAAGAATGGATATGCCTCTTCTTGCTAATATTTATAGAAAAAGGGTAAATAAAGGTTCTTCTTCTGGCTCTGGTAGTCCTAAAGAGCGCAAAGGTGGCCTTGGTTCAAACAAGGGCGCAGCTAGGTATAAGCGCACTTCTGCTGAAGAGAGAAAGAGAATTAACTCTGATGGCCGTTTTGGTTATTTTGATGAGGTAAATAAGCGTTACATTCCTGCTTTTATTGATTTTATGGATGGCGGCGGTTTTGATACTCGCGGTGATACATTTGAAGGCGGTGGTCCATTAAGTGGAATAGCAAATGATCTTGGTATTAAGCCATATGGTTCTCAGCGTGATCGTATGTTTGGTGGTCCTGATACATCTATTCCAAGGCCAAGAGTAAGGCCAACGCAAACCATGCCAGATGAGTTAACTGGTGTTCCATTTAACAACACGCCACCGACCATGCCAGATGAGTTAACTGGTGTTCCATTTAACAACACGTCACCGATTATGTCAGATGAAGTTAGTGGAGTGCCGTTTAATAATACGCCACCGACTATGCCAGATGAAGTTAGTGGAGTGCCGTTTAATAATACGCCAAATCCATTTACTGGCCCAACTTATGATATGGTTATGGATCAAAGCTTTGGTAATATGTCAGGCCGTAATGCTCCTCGTAGAACAAGAAATTATCTTAATAGTGACCCAAAGTTTGCCAGATTTATGGAGCTTGTTGAAAGTAATTCGTTAATGCCAAAAAGAAGTATGGAAGAAAATTATCAAATTTACTTACAGATGCAGGAATCAGGTAGCCTTGATAAGTTTATGTAATGCCAAGAACAAAAGAAAAAGCCATACGCAAAACAACTAAAGGTAAAGGTCGTAATTACCGAACGGTAAAAGAAGGCGCTGGCATGACTGCTGCTGGCGTAGCTGCACATAGAAGAAAAAATCCAAAGTCGAAGTTAAAAACGGCTGTAACAAAAAAGAAAAATTTAACTGCAAAAGAGAAGGCTCGTAAGAAGTCTTTTTGCGCTAGGTCTAGAGGCTGGACAGGTGAACGTGGCAAAGCTGCTCGTAGAAGATGGAATTGTTAGATGGCTTTAACTAATTATACCGAACTAAAAGCTAGTATAGCTGATTTTTTAAACAGAGATGATTTAACGGCAGTCATACCTGATTTTATTACTCTTGCAGAGTCTGGTATGAATAGAGAAGTTAGGCATTGGCGTATGGAAACAAGAAAAACAGCCGTTTTAGATACGCAATATACAGCTTTACCAACCGACTTTTTAGAGCCTATTCGTATGTCTTTAAACACGGCTGATACCAATACTTTGGAAATGGTAAACGCTTTTCAAATATCTAATCTTAGGGCGCAAAATCTTAACACTACTGGCAGGCCAGTAAATTTTTCTATTCTTGATGGAAGTATTGAAGTGTTTCCATCTCCAGATTCTAACTACACTTTAGAAATGCTTTATTACCAAAAAATAGATGAATTAGGTAGTGTAAACACATCGAACTGGGTTTTAAGTAATTTTCCAGATGCTTATCTATATGGTTCTTTAGTTCACTCTTCTCCATATTTAGCAGAAGATAATAGAATACAAACATGGGCAGCGTTGTATCAAAAAGCAATTAATGATATTAATTTAGAGAGTGAGCGGTCAAAAACTAGCGGATCTGGTCGCAGAATGAAAATTAGGAGTTACTAATGGCAAGTTTTACGAAAGTTAATGACTTTGTGGTCAATCTAGCTAACAATATGGATCTTGATAGCGACACTCTAAAAATTGCGTTGTCTAATACAGATCCATCTAGTGGAACAGATGTGAGGGGTGACGGTGACGGTGTTTTAGCTAACATTACAGAAATATCTTATACCAATTTATCAGATAGAACTTTACAAAGTGTTTCATCTACTCAAACGTCAGGAACTTATAAACTATCAGCAAATGATTTACAGCTTACAGCGTCAGGCGGCTCTGTAGCAGCTTTTAGGTACGTTATAGTTTATAATGATACACCCACTTCTCCAGCCGATCCTGTCATTGGCTATTATGATTATGGGTCATCTTTGACATTAAATGATGGCGATACCTTCACGGTTGATTTTGGCACAAACGGAATTTTAACCCTTACATAAATAAGGTAGAGCAATGGCTAATGTCTTAGCGAATAGAGTTAAAGTAACTACCAGCACAACGGGTACAGGCACTATTACATTAGGAAGCGCAGTTGACGGTTTTCAAACTTTTGCGGATGGTGGTATTTCGAATGGTGATGTTGTTCGTTACGTTATTACAGATGGAACAGATTTTGAAATAGGAACAGGAACCTATACGGCTTCTGGAACTACCCTATCCAGATCACTTACTGAAAGCTCTACTGGCTCACTTCTTGATCTGTCTGGATCTAATGTTGAAGTTTTTATTTCGGCGGCTAATGAAGATTTGGTCCGAGCAGATACTTCAGGATTAACAAGTGATCAATTTTGTAGAAGTGACGTAGCTGACACGATAACAGGAACCTTGACTATTGGAGGTAGCACCACCGAAAAAATCATCTTAAATGGAGCTAGTACCCCTTATATTCGATGGCAAGAGAGTTCGACGGACAAGGCTTACATTCAGTGGAATTCTTCGGGGTATTTTGATTTTAGAAACCAAGAGACAGGTACTTTTAATTTTCAATCAACGGTTAGCAACTACTCCGCTGATATTTTTCTCACAAGAAACGACACAAGTACTGTTACTGATAATATTCTTGGCAGTATTAACTTTGGACACACAGATGGTAGTTATGATCCACCCGTAGGCCAAGACACAACTGACAGTGCTGCGCGTATTGTAGCAAGAGCAGCAGAGACAACAGGTTCTGGTGACGATGGTTCTAAATTACAGTTCTACACTAAGCCCATAAACACTAACAAAAACTCGCCCAATGTTGAGGCAATGAGAATTGACCCAGATGGCCATGTTCGCGCTCTTGGTGATATGACTGTTTCAGGTACACTTAGCGCAAGCATATCTATATCTGCAAGCGATATACCATCAACTCTTAACGCCACAACATTTAACGGTGATGTAACCGTTGGCACTACTTCAGCCGATCATCAGCTAAAACTTTATAAAGCCGACAACAACGTAAGTGATCACCTACAATTCCATGTAGGATCTACCCGAATTGGTGAAATTGGTGGTGAGGATACCACTTGGCTTCGTATCAATCAGGAAACTGCTAAGAACATTTACACCCCAAGGATCATAAGGGCTGACGGTGGGTTTCAAGCAGCTAGCACTATTTGCGCCCATGTTTCTGATACAAATACTTACCTTCAGTTTCATGCAAATGATCAATTCAGAGTGGTTACTGGCGGTGCTGAAAGGATGGAAGTCAATAACTCAAACACCACTATAGCAAATAACTTAGTTATTAGTGGAGGTTTTCCTGTTCCTGCCTCTTCAAATCTTGTCGGAACTTATGGGTTTTTCTACGACACAAGTAGTATTGCAAATAACGCAACACGCGCAGGGTCTGCTTTACAATGGTCAGGTGTTACGGCGTCTGGCACAGATAAACAGGGAGCGCCTAGTGGTACTTGGCGCTGTATGGGCTATGGTAGCGGCTCTCAAAATACTCTTTGGGTAAGGATTTCATAATGGGCGCTATAAGTCTTGAAATTGCAGAAGTTCGCAACGCAGTATCTCTAAATGCTGAAAACACATTATTTGATTGTGAGATTAATCATCCAACTTATGGTTGGATACCGTATACACTTAATCCTGATGATGAAGACAATCACGTCAACAACGATGATTTAAGGACATTAATAGGTTCCAACTTCACGGCGTATACTGCTCCGACACAAGAAGAGTTGGATGCACAAGCTGCTGCCTTAGTTCGTGCGGAACGTGATAATAAATTAGTTACAGAGGTTGATCCGATAGTATCAAATCCATTGCGTTGGGCTGATCTTTCAACTGAAAAACAAAATGAGTGGTCTACATATAGAACAGCTTTATTAAATGTTCCTCAACAATCTGGCTTTCCTCATAATGTGGTTTGGCCTACGAAGCCTGATTAATGTTAGGCTTTTCTCCATTAGCATCTGCCCCTCTAGCGGCTGTAGGTGAAACAGGAGAGAGTTTTTCTCTATCTGTGGATGCAGGGTCTTTTGCCACAACAGGCCAAGCCGTTAATTTTCAAAAAGCTTTACTTTTAGATGCACAAGCAGGGCTAATTACACTTAGTGTACATGGCGCAGCAAAAATAATAACTGAATTTGTGCCTGACGGACAATTTGTTGTAACTGGCAATGATGTTTCTCTTATTATTTCTCTTGCTGGACCAGCCGCACATGGAACCTTTACCCTAACTGGTCAAAATGTAAGTTTATTAAAAAATATTACTTTTGACGGATTAACTACTGGTAGTTTTACTTTAACTGGTCAACCAATAACTTTTGATTTTAGTATAGCAGCGGTCAATGGCTCTTTTGTTTTTACTGGTCAAGAAATTACAGAAGATATTTCTGACAAAGTAAGCGCTGGAACTTTTACAGTCACCTTTAATGATGCTGTTCTAGAACGAGCAAGGGTAATATCAGCGGATCTTGGGCAATTTACCTATCAAGGTCATTCTGTTGCGTTTAAAGGTTTTTTTGATGTTTCTGATTTGCCAGAAAAAATATATACAGAGCAAATTGTTGCTTCCGAAATATACACTGAGCAAGTCGTTGCATTATCAATTTTTACTGAACAAACCATTCCAGTAGAAAATTGGACTGACGTTAATACCGAGAGTGAAACATGGACGGATGCAGCATAACGTGATAAGATGATGATAATTAGGAGATAACTATGGCAATAACAATTACTAAGCCTACAGTCGGCGGCAGCGAGGACACATGGGGGTCTACTATAAATACGGCTCTCGATACTATAGTAGATGCTGCTAATGGTACAACAGGATTAATAGAGCCTAATTTGACCGAAGGCTCTTGGCAAATTGGCTCAACGGCTGTTACGCCAAGTGCAGCCGATCTAAACATTTTAGATGGCCTTGCCGCTGAGAGTGTTACTGTAACAGAGCTTGGGCATTTAAGTGGCGTTACTTCTGATATTCAAACACAGTTGGATGCTAAACAGGTATCTAATGCCATACTTGATGATTTATCTGGGTTAACGCAAGCTGCTAACAAGATCCCTTACTTTAACGCCGCTGATACCGCTAGTACACTAAGTTTTGTTGATGAAGATAATATGTCATCTAACAGTGATACGGCTGTTCCTAGTCAGCAATCTGTCAAAGCATATGTGGATGCTAACAGTGGTGACAGTGTTACTTTTAGTGCATCTGGTGGGCAGGCTGATGTGGGTGGTCTACAAATTCGATTTGGTACATTTAGTAGCACAACGGATAACAACCAGAGCGTTACCTTTGATACAGCTTTCAGTACAGCGTGTCTTGTTGTTACTACAAGTTTTGGAATGGTAGATATAACCAGTAAAACCACAACAGGTTTTACTGCAAACAGACTTGATGAACACGCTAGTAGTACTTGTGAATACATAGCAATAGGCCACTAAAAGGTGAGAAATGCCATTAGTACCATTAAATATACCATCTGGGTTTTATCGCAACGGAACAGAATACGAGCAAAGCAACCGATGGCGTGACGGTAGCCTTGTAAGATGGCGTGATGGTTCTTTGCGTCCTGTCGGCGGATGGCAACAACGTAAGGCAGGTTTTTGCACAAACCCAGTTAGAGGTACACACGCTTGGGAGGCTGAAGGTGGCACAGCTTATTTTGCTGGTGGTTCACATAGCGAATTAAAAATTATGACTGGTGCTGGAATTGCTACAGATATAACTATAGCTGGTTTAGCTACTGGTAGAGAAGATGCAGCATTAAATTTAGGGTATAGCGGTGGATTTTATGGAACTGGTTATTATGGAACAACTAGACCTTCTACTGGTACATATTCTGAAGCAACAAGCTGGAGTTTAGATAATTTTGGTGAAGATTTAGTTGCTTGTCACTTTGATGATGGTCGTATTTTGATTTGGGATACTTCTGTTGCGCCAGCATCCGCGTCTGTTTTAACCAATGCGCCACCAAACAATCTTGGTATTATTGTTACCGAAGAAAGATTTATTTTTGCGCTAGGTGCAGACGGCGATCCTAGACAAGTTAAATGGTGTGATAAAGAAGCTAATACCACTTGGACGGCTGCGGCAACAAATGAAGCTGGAGATATAATACTTCAAACAAGCGGTCAAATTATGCAAGGCATTAGAACCAGAGGCCAGACGCTTATTATTACAGACACAGACGCACATAGCGCAAAATATATTGGACCACCTTATGTTTACGGATTTGACAGAGTTGGCACTTCTTGTGGCGCTGTTTCAAGAATGAGTGCAGTAGACACTGACATGGGTGCTTTTTGGATGGGGCAAAAAGGCTTCTTTATGTTTGATGGTAACTCAGTGCGTGAAATTCCATGTCAAGTGCATGACTATGTTTTTGATGATCTTAATGTAAATCAACAGTCAAAAATTTGGGCGTTTAGTAATACTGAATTTTCTGAAATTTGGTGGTTTTATCCTTCATCTTCAAGCACAGAAATTGATCGTTATGTAGCTTATGATTTGTTAGAAAATCATTGGCTTATAGGAAATCTTAGTAGAACAAGCGGAGTACAAAGGGGTGTATTTAGAAATCCTATTTTGTGTGGCGAAAATGTTCAGACAATTACTTATAACGTAACTGTAGCTGATGATAGTGGGAATAAATATTATTTATCAACCTATTCAGGATCAGCGCCAACAATTTCTTTAATTAAGGGAAATACTTATATTTTTGATCAATCTGATAGTTCTAATGACGGTCATCCATTACAATTTTCTACTACATCTAATGGTACTCATGGTGGTGGAGCAGCATACACAACTGGGGTGACAGTAGTAGGAACGGCGGGTCAATCTGGTAGTTACGTTCAAATAGTTACTTCAGATAGTACACCGTCAACGCTTTATTATTATTGCACAAATCATAGTAATATGGGTGGCACAGCAAATGTTGTTGAGCCAGTTACAGTTTATAATCACGAACAAGGTTTAAATTATGATAGTGGTTCTGTTTTTTGCGAGACAGGCCCCATATCTATTGGTAATGGAGATCAAGTTACAAAAGTAACCGAAGTTATACCTGATGAGCTAACACAAGGGGATGTTGATTTAAAATTTAAAACAAGATTTCATCCAAATGGCTCTGAAACAACTCATGGCGCATTTAATCCAAGCAATCCAACGTCAGTCAGATTTACTGGTCGGCAAGTAAGAATGAGGGTTGAAGGAGATCAAGCTGCAAAATGGCGTGTTGGAACAATGCGATTAGAGACAAAAGCTGGGGGGCGTAGATAGTGCCAGTTACACCACCAGTTATAGGTACAGATATTCGTCAATGGGGCAGAGAGCTTAATTTGTTTTTAAGTAGAAATTTGGGAAAACTATTTTTTAAACAGTCTGACGATATTCCAGCCGATAATGGTATTTTTCTTTGGGATGAGGAAAGAAACTATCCAGTAGTTTCAGCGCAAAATGAATTTAAACAGGTGGCTATGAAACAAACCACACCTAGCTCAAGTGTTGGTGCGGCTGGTGATGGGGCTGGCATGATAGCTTGGGATATTAATTATATTTATATTTGTACGGCTGCATATGATGGAAGCACAGCGATTTGGAAGAGGGTAGCATTGTCTACATATTAAATGCCTAAAGATACACAAGTAAATGAATTAGAAAGATGTCGCCCTTGGATAGAGGCGGCTTTAGAGTATTCTGGCGGAACACATAATTTTGAAGATGTGGCAAAAGGTATTGTTGAAGGCAATATGCAACTTTGGCCTACGCCAAGGGGGTGCATTGTTACAGAAATTGTGATATATCCTAGAAAAAAGGTATTAAACGTGTTTTTAGGCGGTGGAGAACTAGATCAGTTGTTAGATATGCACAATGATGTTACAGCTTGGGCTAAGAGCTATGGATGTGAGGCATTGACGATTACAGGTCGTTTTGGATGGAAGAAACCCTTGAAGGCGCATGGCTGGAAGCCACTGCACGCTTCATTTCAAAAGGAGATATAAGATGAGTGGTGGTAAAGGGGGCAGCAGCACTGTTGAGACAACTGTACCAGAATATATAGAAAACGCAGCCAAATCTAATTTAGCGCTTGCTGATAAAATATCTAATATAGGGTACACCCCTTATTATGGTCCAGATGTAGCTGCTTTTAGCCCTATGCAAGAGGCTGCATTTCAAAATACGCAAGATGCCGCTTCAGCATTTGGTATGAATACAGGGGCAGGAAGTTATGTACCAGAAGCAACAGAGTTTGCTGGTGGCGTTAAGGGGCTATCATCCGCTCCTTTATTTGAGCAGTCTGTTGAAAACCTAGCTAAGTTTAGGCCAGCGCAAAGTCAGTATATAGATACATTTTTTATGAATCCTCAAACGGGTGAGGCAGGTTCAAATGCTGCGCCCTTGGGAAGCGCAGAAAGTTTTACCCCTACAGATTATACAAATAACTCACCGTTAGGGGTTCAACCTATATCAAAAGACGCAATGACGAGGGGTAAGTAACATGGGTGCAGCAGCAAATCCAAGTATGATTCAAGCGCTAGGAACTAATAATTCTGGCGGTGGTTTATCTAACCGCGCAATGACGCCAGTGGGAAGCGGTGAGCCTTTAAATAGACTTGGCGTTGCTCAACGTGTTGGAGAGAGCCAAGCAGATTACGATGCGCGAAGTGGTATAACCCCAAGGCCAAGCGGTGTTGGAGGAGGTATGGGCGCACCTCAAAATATTACCCCTGCAACTGGTGTAGAACCTAGAGGCGGCGGAGCAAGCCCTGCTCCATCAGGTGGTGGTATGGGTCTAAACAATCCATACAATCAAGCATCAATGGCGCAAATGGGAGCCTTATCAACTTATTCAAATCCTGCGGCTGCGGCTGCTAATATGATGAATCCATATAATCAACAAGTTGTTGATGCGACTCTTAGAGATGTTGGCAATGCCTCACAGATGGCTATGAATAATCTAGATGCCCAAGCACAACAGGCAGGGGCTTTTGGTGGTTCTAGGCATGGCATTGCAATGGCAGAATTAGGTAAAGGATTTAATCAGCAGGCGCTTGATCAAGTTTCAAGATTAAGGCAGCAAGGCTATAATCAATCAATGAACGATGCATTTAGAGCCGCACAAGGGTTGCAAAGTGCTGGACAACAATCATTTGGTTACGGTCAAGCAATACAAAACCAACAAATGCAACAGGGCGGTATGCAGCAGGCGCTAATGCAACAATTAATTAACGCTGCTAAAGGTCAGTATGGTGGTTATACTGATGCGCCAATGAATAAACTCCAGTTACCACTTGCTGCGCTAGGCGTTGCTCCAAAACCTGAAAGCAGCACCACGACTAAGGACATGGGGATTTATGATTACTTAACGGCTGGAGCAAGTGCATTGTATGGTACGCCAACATTTTGAGGTGATATAAATGGTTTCTAGTTTTGATTGGAGAGATGCCGCAGGAATGGTTGCTAGGTTTAGCAATCAGTTAAGACTTGAGCCAGATGACGGTTTGGAAGCTGCTATGCAGACAATAGAACAGCAAAGAACTGCTCAGCGCGGTAAAAATAAAACTATAGAGTATTTAAAAGGTTTGGGTACGCCTATGGGTGATAGGCTTGCTGGCATGGTTGACACAGGTGTATTTGCTCCGAATGACGCTTTTAAAATTATGTTTGATATGGAGCAAGATGCAAAAAAGAAACAAGATGCGTTTGCATTAGCTGAATTTACAAACAAGCTTGCTATGCAAAGAGATGCGGCAAAACCTTCAAAATTATCAACATATGATAAAAAATATGCTGCTTTACTTGGGGCTGGAACCCCAGATGATTTGGCAAAAGGTCTTGCTTCAGGAAGATTAATAACGCAACAAAATCCTCAAACAGGACTGACTATTGTTTTTGATACTGTGTCGCAAACACAATATACTCTTCCAGATCAAGTTACTTCTCAAGTAAATCAAGCTGAAACAAGATTTAATGAAGATGAGGAATTGCTAGGTGAGTTTGATAAATTAAATATAAGATCGGCATTAGGCTTAAAAGGATGGTTTAATAATAAATTAAATCTTGTATCGGATGCTGTAGGCGCAGGAAATATTTCTCCTGAATCTGGTGAAGTTGTTGCAGCAATGAAAGTTTTAGAGTTATCAACTTTAGCTTTAGCTGATACACAATTTGCAGGAAAACCTACAAATTTCGTAAGAGAACAGGTGGCAGATAAATTAACTATACCTCCTTCAGAAATATTTACTGGTCCAGCAGGAGCTTTAAATAAAGCAAAAAGTGTTATTCGTATGCTTGAAAAAACTCTTCAGGAAACAGATATTATAAAAGCAGACGTAAATGCAACTTCTGATGCAAGAAAGGAAGCTAGTGATGCTCAGCCTCAAGTTAAAAATTTACTTGCTAGTTATAGGTCTCTTGCAAAAGCTTTAGAAAATAACATCCCAACAACATCTGAAACATTTGAAGTTTCACCTGAAGATGCTGCTCTTATTCAGCAGGTTCTTGATGAGGCAGAGCGAGGTTTATAATAATGGCTTCTGTAGAATTTAATGATGTTATGAAAGCTTTAAGAATTGCAAGGTCTAAGGGTGACAACGATAAGGCTCTAAGACTTGCAAGATTAGCAGACTCTATGATGAACGATAAGCCTAAGAATGTTGGTTCTTTTAGGTCTGTAATGGGGCAAATTAACAAAGAAATTGCAGAAGGTGTAGGCGGTTTAGTAGATTTTATAAATCCATTTGATAAATATACGGGATCGGCAGAGCAAGGTTTAAAAAACTTAATGGAATCGTCAAACATAAGTGTTGCTGATAGGGAAGCTGAAGGATTAAGAGAAAGTGCAGGGGCAGGGCTAGGAAGGGCTGCTGCTGCGGTTGTTCCTATAGCAAAAGGTGTTCAGGCATTGCAGGGTGTTGGCGGTTTAACTGGCAGGGTAGCTCAATCTGTGTTTCCATCCATAGCTAGCACAGGTGGCGTTGGGGCAGAATTATTAGCAGGCGCAGGCGCAGGAGCAGCGCAAGAGGAGGCTAGGCGTAGAGGTTACGGTGATACTGTTCAGGGTATAGCTGGTGTGGCTGGTGGTTTGGGCGCAGGATTAGCTCCTGCTACAGCTAGAGGTGCTGGCTCTCTTGCTGCAAATAGTATTGCAGGTCGATTTTTAAAAGGTGGCACTGATAAAGTAAAGTCAACAATAGCTCCATTTACTGAAGCTGGAGCAATGCCATTAGCTTCTCAAAGAGTGCAAACTGGTGTAGGTGGTAGGGCTGAAGCTGAAAGAATTGCTGATACCGAGCTTACACCTAGTTTATTAAATTTAACTCCTGCGGCAAAAAGTGGTAATGAGTTTTTAGCAAGACTAGAGCGTGGCGCTATGGATAGAGATGCAGCGCTAAAGAGCAGAATAGAAGAAAGAAGATTAACAGCAGATGATGCAGCAAGAGCAGAGCTTACGCCTGAAGGTAATGTTTCTGATACGCAATCTTTTGTAACGGAAAGAATTGAATCTTTCACTAAAGCTATGAATGGCTTTATCAAGTCGGCTCAAGATAATGCTGTTGCAAAAATATCCAGCGAGGGCGCTGATGATGTTCAAGCTAGTGTTATTTTAGCTAACGAACTTTCTGCTGCTAGAAATGCGGCAAGGTCTAGGCGAAATGAACTTTGGGATAAAATAGACAAAGACCAAGTAATTCCTGCACCACAATCAAGTGCAGCCGTTTTATCTCAGAAAGAAACTTTAGGAGCTTTTTCTGAAAAAGATGTTCCTCAAGCAATAAATCAGTTTCGCACAAAATATGCTAAAAAAGGTGAGGATATAAAAGTAAGAGATTTACTTGATTTATATTCAAAGCTTAGAGCTACAGCTAGAGATGCTTCTTCTGGAGAAAATCCAAACAGCAACATGGCAAGGTTAGCTAATGAGATAGCTCCAATTATTTTGAAAGATTTGGATAATGTAGATGCTTCAACATTGCTAGGTAAGCAAATAGCTGATGCGAGAGACTTTACAAAAATATATCACGATAAGTTTTCTCGTGGAACTGTTGGTCAAATAATGGCTAAAAAATCAACAGGTGATCCTAAAATAAGAGATGAGTTAACCCTAGAAAAGTCTCTTGATAGAGGTAGCAGAACAGAAAGAGAGCTTGCTGCTAGAGATTTATCTGATGCGTTGGAAGGTAGGGGTGACGAGGGAATAGGTGCAATAGCAACCTTTTTAAGGTCTAGGTTTGACGATGAGGCTTTTCCTAACAACCAATATAATCAAGCAAATGCTCAAAGATTTTTAGATAAATATAGTAGAGTTTTGTCTGATGATTCTTTTGGTTCTGTCAGGGCTGATATTGATAGTGCAATAAAGTCTCAGCAAAAAGTTGCAAATGTTACAGAAAAGGCGACTGCTGCACAAACTGCTGCAACTACAGAAAAAGGAAATACTTTATTAAAATTTGCGTCAGTAAACCCAAATACAGCTATTGATCAAATATTATCTTCAGCTAACCCTAAACTTGCTATGGCCTCTTTATTAAAGACAGCTAAAAAAGATGCTACTGGTCAAGCACTTGCAGGTATAAAATCAGCTTTATCTCAAAGAATATTAGACAGGTCTATCTCAAGATTAGATGTTGTTAGAGGTATAGACACTGCAACCTCAGAAGTAAGGGGAACTAAGGTAGCAGAGATTTTAAGAAATAAAGATTTTATGAGCATTGCTAGACAGGTTTATTCTAATGCAGAGTTAAATAGATTAAAGATATTATCAAGAGAACTTCAAAAACTTGATATAACTAGAGTTGGTTCTGATGCTGGAATTGATCCATTTCCTACAAATAAACTTGTTGAAATTATAGGAAGAATTTTAGGTGCTAGATATGGCGCTTCACTTGGCGGTAATACGGCTGGTGGCGGTTTGCAAGGCGCTCAAATTGTTTCAGGAAGAGTAAGAGACTATTTAGCAAGGTTAACAACTAACAAGGCAGAACAGTTATTAATGAGGGCTGTTGAGGATGAAGAGTTAATGAGAACCTTACTTTTAAATGCAACGCAGCCTAAAAACTTTGCAAGAATAGAAAGAAGTTTAGCGCCTTACTTGGTTGGAACTGCGGCAGGTCTAGAGGAGCAATAGATGGAATTAAAAGCTAAAACAGATCGTGAAATAGAGACTATTGTTCAGAACGCTATAGATGATGCTGTAGACTTTGTTGAGAGCGAAATATCTCAAGATAGAATAACTTCTCAGCGTTATTACGATGGTGAGGTTGATATAGGCTATGAGGATGGTCGCAGTAAGGTAGTTGCAACTAAGGTTCGGGATGTTGTGCGTGCGATTAAACCCAGTCTAATGCGTGTGTTTTTAAGCACAGCTAGGCCAGTAGAGTTTATGCCTCATGGTCCTGAAGACGTAAATATGGCAGAGCAGGCCACTGATTATGTTCACTACGAGTTTCAGCGTAGCAATGGTTATAGGGTGTTGAATGATGCGTTTCACGATGCGCTAATCAAAAAGCAAGGTATAGTTAAGGCTTACTTTGAGGAAACTCCTACAGCAGAAATATATACTTACACAAACCTATCTGATGATGAGTATACGTTTTTAGTGCAGGATGACGATGTAACGGTTCTTGAGCATACTGTCGAGCAGGAGATGAGTATGGATGAGCAAGGTGTTGAGATAAGCACACCTGTTCATTCTGCTAAAGTATCGCGTAGAGAAACTACTGGCAGACTTCGTATAGAAAGCGTACCGCCAGAAGAGTTTTTTGTAGATAGAAATGCAAGAACTATGCAGGATGCTCATGTTGTTGTGCATAGATCAGAAATGAGAGCAAGTGATCTTATAGCTATGGGCTTTGATTCAGAAGTAGTTCTTGACCTAGATAGCTTTGACGCAGGCACAGAAATGACTGAGGCAGAGCGTATTGAGCGACAAGGTTATGAAGATGATTTTAACGAAACAAGCTCTGATCCATCTATGAGGCAAGTCACTGTTACAGAGGCTTATATGAGGATGGACGTAGACGGAACAGGGGTTGCTGTGTTGCATAGATTTCTATGCGGTGGAACAAAGTACAAATTGCTAGATTATGAGTTAGCAGACGAATTACCTTTTGCAAAATTTGAAGTAGACCCTGAACCCCACACATTCTATGGCAGAAGTATAGCAGATTTAGTTATAGATGATCAGGACGCAGCAACCTCTATTTTAAGAGGTATATTAGACAATGTAGCTATGACTAATAATCCTAGAGTTGGTATAGTTGATGGCGCAGTAAATATAGATGATGTCTTAAATAATGAGATAGGCGCTATTGTTCGTATGCGTCAGGCTGGCGCAGTACAGGATTTAGCTGTGCCTTTTACAGCAGGCCAGACGCTAGGCGCACTAACTTATCTAGATCAGCTTGTAGAGGGCAAGACAGGCGTTACTAAGGCCTCTATGGGTTTAGACCCTGATGCTATGCAGTCTACAACAAAAGCGGCTGTACAGGCTACTGTGCAAGCTGCTGCTGGGCAAGTAGAGGTAATGGTTCGCAACCTAGCTGATGGCGCAAGAGACTTGTTTGGCTTAATGTTAAGATTGCTGCAAAAGAATATGGAAGACGGCGCGATGATGCGTATGAATGGGCGCTTTCAGCCTGTTGATCCTAAAGCTTTTGACATAGATATGGACGTTACCATTAATGTAGGTCTAGGTACTGGTAGAGAGGAAGAAAAAACAAACTCTTTAGCAATGGCTTTGCAGCAGCAAACTATGATTTATCAGACATATGGCCCTATGAATGGCTTAGTATCGCTTACAAACATCCGCAATACTCTTGCAGATATGTTAGCCTCTAGCGGTATTAGAAACGCAGATAGATACTTTGCACCAATTACACCAGAGATAGAAGCGCAGTTATTACAAATGCAACAGCAACAGCAAGCGGCAATGGCGCAACAAGGCCAGCCACAAGATCCTGCTGCTGTTATGGCGCAAGCAGAACAAGTGAAAGCGCAAACTAGAGCGCAAGTTGACTTACAAAAAGCGCAAATGGATGATGCTAGAAAACGTGAAGAAATGGCTATGCAGGATGATTTTAAACGGGATCAAATGGCACAGAACTTATATGTTGATGCAGCTAGAACATTAGGTCAATACGGATCAACTGTAGATGTAGCTAGAATAAAAGCAGAGCAAGAAAGAGAGCGGCAAATAAATGATATGACCGCCAGAGCAGCAGGCTTATGACAGCAGAAATAAGAATACAGGCAGAAGATGCCAAAAGGTTAAAAAACGATACTGCTTTTACGCAGTTTGTTGAGGATGTTCGTAATGAGCAAATTAGGCTTTTTACGACTAGCGATGCTCAAGACGTTGAGCAACGTGAAGAGGCGCACGCTATTTTGCGTGCATTAAACAAGATCGAAGTGCAACTTGACGCTGCAATAGCAGCAGAGACACTATTAGATCGTAAGCAATAGGAGCAGCACCGTGGAAGCGACTGACACAATAGAAAGCGCACTTGATAAAATCATAGCGCCAGCGCAAGAAGAAACAGGCGAAACTAATCAAGTTGAGGAAGAAACAACTGTAAGTCCAGAGGCCGATGAGGTTGAGTTGGAAGCAGTAGAAGAAACTGAGGAGCTTGATGAGCTAGAGGTATCTGAAGAAGATATTGAGGATGCCGAAATTGAAGCAGATGACATTGAAGAAGAAACTGTTGAGCCAGAGTATTACACCGTTAAATCTGACGGCAAGGAAGAAAAGGTAACGCTAGAGCAGTTAAAGCAAGATTTTTCAGGTCAAAGAGCAATACAAAATAGATTTCAAGAATTAGCTCAAATGCGTAAGCAACTTGAGCAAAAATTCAGCGAAGTCTCGCAACGTGAGCAAACGGTAAATCAGCTTTACAATCAATCGCAACAGCAAGGCTTTATGTCACCACCTCAGTTACCAGATGCAAATCTGGCAGAGAGTGACCCCATAGCTTATATGGAGCAAAGGGCAAAGTACGATGCTGATATGCAGAGTTACCAGCAGCAACAGATGCAAATGCAACAATTGCAATATCAACAACAGCAGCAAGCTGATGAGCAGCACCAAGCTTTTGTTAGAGAGCAAGGCGAAATAATCAGAAGCAAAATTCCTGAACTGGCTGACCCAGCAAAGAGTCAAACTCACTGGCAGTCACTAATGAGTAGCGCTAAAGAGTATGGCTTCAGCGATGATGAAATCGCAGCTACATCCGATGCTAGATACATACAGATGGCAAATGACGCTATGAAGTATCGTAGAATTGTTGCAAATCGCAAAAAGGCAGAAGCCAAAGGCAAGAAAGCCAAACCTGTTGTAAAGGCTGGTGCTAAGAAAGTAGCTGACCCTCAAGGCACACAAATGCGTAAGCAACAGCAAAGGTTGCAAAAAAGCGGTCGAATTGAAGATGCAATCGACTTGATCATGAGAACTTAGCATTAACTTAATGCTTTAAGCCGTTGAAAGGACAGAAAAAATGGCACAACCTACAAATACATTCGACAGCTATGATGCTGTTGGTATTAGGGAAGATTTGAGTGATATTATCACTAACGTCAGCCCTGAAGAAACTCCATTCCATACAAAGTGTCGTAAGACTACTGCAAAGAACACTTTGGTAGAATGGCAGACCGATGCGTTACGCAGTAGCGCGAGTAATGCGCACATTGAGGGCGATGAGACTACTGCCAATGCAATGACTGCAACAAGCCGTCTGAACAACAGAACACAGATTTTCAAAAATGCTGTGACTGTTCCAGATACGGATGAGGGTCTAGACAAGGCAGGACGCCAGCGTGAGATGGCTTATCAGGTGCTAAAAATTGCAAAAGAGCAAAAATTAGACATCGAAAAAGCACTCTTTGATAATAACGCAAAAGTAGCAGGCAACTCCTCTACTGCACGCGAATTAGCTGGTGCGCCTTCTTGGATGATTACAAACGTAGACTTCCAATCAGGTAACTCTGGTGCTAACCCAACTGGTGACGGTACTGACGCTCGAACAGACGATGGTACTCCAACAGCGTTTTCACAAACCAAATTTGACACAGTTATGCAGTCAATTTGGGAGAACGGGGGGAACCCAGACAGTGTATATTTATCTGCATTTCAGATGAATAAAGCATTGGCGTTCACTGGTAACAACAACCAACGCTCAAATGTACAAGGCGGCGATGAGCGTGTTATCAAATCGCTTGCGGTATATGTCACACCTTGGGGTACTGTGGAGTTCATCCCAAGCCGCGAGAACAGATCGCGTGACGTATTCATCATGCAGGATGATATGTGGGAAGTTGCTGTACTACGTCCAACTAAAAACGTAGAGCTTGCAAAAACAGGCGATAGCAGCAAACGACAAGTTGTAACTGAGCTTACACTGTGCGCTAAAAATGAAAAAGCAAACGGTATTATTGCTGACAATACAACTTCATAATAAGATAATGGGTAGGGGCAGTTTTGCCCCTACTTTTAAAAGGAGAAAGAAATGAAGGTATTAGTAAAAGATAGAAGTATCTCAACATCTCAAGGTATTTTTAGAAATGGTGATGAGGTTGAGTTACCCGATGCAGAAGTTAAAAAGATCATGGTTATGAAGCCTTCGGCATTTGAAATATTAAAAGCAGAAACTAAGCCTAAAGCTGCTAAGAAAACTACCGCAAAAAAAAAGAGAGCAAGAAATAAAGACGGCACTCTAAAAGCGGATGACCCTAGCACGCCAGAAAATGAGGCTTGGGAAGATGCCTAGCCACTCTACTAAAATCAAAGAGACAGTTACCTTTAATGATGACAAGATGATCATCAAGAATACTTATGACGCAACGCATATGTTAAAAGATGCAGAGCAGGCAAGAGAAGTAACTGGCAATGATTTTGGTTCAGATTATAAGCACGTTGGGAATGTTGATATGGCATTGCTCAACGTGTGGCTAAAAGAAGCTGGTGTACAATGGGCAGATACCCAAGCTGTTAAGGATGTGTTAAAACGTAAGTTAATGAGTAACGAGTTTAACAAGCTTAGAGTTTGGGAAGGCAGTTACTAACATGGACTTGCCCAAGGTAAACATAGCTGTTGCTGCAAGTGCAGTGGTGGCGATAGTTAGTACCGTGGGCGGTGGTATCTGGTATGCCTCTCAGCAAGCTTCTGTTATTGAGAGCCTTACAGAGCAAGTAAATATTCTTACCATAGAGAATAATGCTACTGACAGAACTAATTTAATTAGGGATGTGCAGAAAAACCAAGAAGATTTACAAGAAATAATCGACATACTTGCAGAGCTTTATGAAGACATGGAAGATGCAGACGATGAGCTTTGGGAAGATGTTGAGATGATCAATGAGGATTTGGGCGGCATGGCTGCCCATATGATGGAAATTATAAAACTGCAATCACGCATAGCAGTTATAGAAAAAACGATGCAGTATACTAAAAATGATGGGATGTAATTATGGACCCATTAACAATTCTGGCAGGGCTGAAAACAGGGCTTGCTGCTGGTAAAACTGTAGCATCTTTATCAAAAGAAATAGGAAACTTTTTTGACGCAACAGATGCAGCTAAGAAAAAGCTGCAAAAGAAGGGCGTTAGTAGTTCAGATGTAAACTCTATAGCGTTGGACAGATGGGCAAAAGAGCGTGAGGCTGCTCAAGCTGAAGAAGAGTTACGCGAGTGGGTGACGAACAATCTAGGATTATCGCAGTGGCAGGCGTTGCTACGCATTAGAAAAGAAGTATTGCAAGAAAAGCGCGAGATGGAGGCTAGGCTGCGCCGTGAGGCTATAGAAAGGCAAGAACTAATAATAACTATAGTAGGAATATTGGTGTTGTTAATTTTTACGTTTATTGGCGCAACTGGATATTTACATTACATGGGGTGGCTTGATGTTAGAGATTGGTTTAGGTGAAGATTGTTGAAGTTAAACACGGTAGATTTGTAGTGTATACAGAAAATGGTAAAGTTGCTATACAAACAAGTGACCTAAAAGTTGCAAGGAGTTTTTTAAATGCCAAAAGCTAAGTATGATTTAAACGATAATGGGAAGATTGACCCCGAAGAGCGCGAAATAATGCTTGAAGATCGTCGTCGGCTCATGCTTGACCAAGACTCTAAACGCGATGCTCAGCGTAAAATGGCGTGGTTTAGCCTTACTGGTATGCTTTTGTTTCCGTTTGGAGTAATCTTTACAGAGTGGATGGAGCTTCCTAGAGCTTCAGAAATGCTATCGAGCATGAGTAATATATATTATGTCAGTATTGCCGCTATTGTTGCAGCATACTATGGATTTACAAACATGGGGTCTAAAGAATAATGGCACATTTAACTAGCGCAAAGAAAAGGACAGTTAAAAAAGTTATTAAAGGTTTGACTAAAGCATCTAAGTCACACGCTAAACAAGCAAAAACCCTTAAAAAAGTTTTAAGGAAGAAAAAATGATAGATAAACTTATAGGGCCAGTAAGTGGCATATTAGATAAAGTTATTCCTGATAAAGATCAGGCTGCAAAACTAGCGCATGAAATAGCAACAATGAGCGATAAGCACGCTCAAGAGCTTGCTATGGCTCAGTTAGAGATACTCAAAGCTGACGCTCAAGGTAACTGGTTCCAATCGTCTTGGCGACCGCTTATCGGCTGGATCGGGGGCATATCGCTAGGCATAAATTATATGGTAGCTCCTATCGCTATGGGTTTTGGTTTTAATATACCGCAGGCTGATATGAGCGTTATGATGCCATTACTTTTAGGTATGCTTGGTATGGGTGGAATGAGGTCATTTGACAAGCTAAAGAAAACGGATAGTAAAAAATGAGTGACGCATTAAAAATATTACAAGCTCGGTGCGGTGTAGCTGACGATGGCGCATTTGGTAAAAATACAGCTAGAGCTATAGCGAAACATTACGAGCTATCAGATAAGCGTGGGGCGCATCTGTTAGGGCAAGCGCATCATGAGAGTGGTGGCTTCAAGCGCACTAAAGAGGGCTTGTATTACAGCACACCAGAAAGACTAATGGCTGTTTGGCCTAGTAGGTTTAAATCTGTAGAAGCTGCAATGCCTTACACAAAGAACCCAGAAGCACTAGCAAACAATGTTTACAGTGATCGTATGGGTAACGGTGATGAAGCGTCTGGCGATGGTTTTAAGTTTGCAGGAAAAGGTTTTATCCAGCTAACAGGGCGCTCTAATTATAGATCATTTAGCAGCGATATGCGCCTACCAGAAGTTATGCAGCATCCAAACTTTGTTGAAACTGAGTATGCCTTTGAGTCGGCTCTATGGTTCTTCAGGTCTAACAAACTGTTTACTATATGTGATAAAGGTATTGATGATGATACAATCAAGGCTGTGACCAAGCGTGTTAACGGAGGCACGCATGGTCTAAAAGATCGTATAGAGCAAACTAAAAAAATTTATGAGTGGCTTACCACGGCCTAATCATTGGTTTAACTATCTTAGAGGCTACCTCAGTGACCTGACAGTAGCCTTCTGTAGCCTTAACTCTGTCATATATTGTGTTAACCTCTGTTAGCACGTTCCAGCATTTATCTTCACTAGGAAACCAAATGCTAAATTCCCATGTGTGACCCATTAATTCATAGACCACTGTTAATAAACTATAGTATTCCATTGCTTATCCTGCTCTTTATGTTAATCTGAATTTAGAGGAAGCCTTTTAACTTTATACTTTTCCTGCTCGTATTGGTTTTACTAGAGGCTTCCTCGCGATTACGCTTACCGTTATTTTTTAACAGTTTAAATTTATTCTCTTGCGTTATACTTTTGGCTGATCCATGCAGCATCCTGCGATGGGCGTCTTTCTCATCTTTAACCATGTTTTGCATTTTTTCAGCTATCTCTTCTTCAGTCATCTTTTTTGCCTGAAGAATTATTATTTAACATATAAGATAGCATACTTCCCCAATCAGTTTTTTCTGTAAACTCTATCTCATCTATTAATTGCTTTATGTGATTAGCAAGCATTAGAGTTTCTTGAGGCGTCAAGCGATATTGCTTCTCAGGCATTGATATACCTACCTTACCGTCAACCCTAACAATTTCTACAGAATTAATTAGTTCTTTTATCTGGCTCATTATCTTTTTCCTCTATTTGTCTAAATACAGATGCTAAGCGCAATAGCTCTTTGTGCATCCCTTTCTCGATAAAACCTGAAAACAAGGGTCTACGGTCTTTTGCATTTGCAGCCTCACCAGCTTTCAATGCAAAGGTTTTATTTTTTCTGCTAAACTCGAAAGTTATATGGCCTACTTGTATGCAATCCCTGTCTGCATCTGGGTGACGCCTGTTAGCCTTTAGCGTGTGCGTACTCATATATTTACGCCTTCTGCTTGTAACTTACTAATAAGCACTTTCATTGCAGCTTTTGCTTCTCTGTATTGCTGCTTAACTTCTGGTGACGCATCATCTAATAGCGCCATTGGTTCTAGTCTCTGTATTTCCCTCTTTAAACTGTCTCTCAGATTCCTGTCTTCTGGTTTCAGTTCCATTGTTACAATCCTCGCAAATTTGTTTCTGCTTGGTGACGTATCCAATGTTAGGCAAAAAGCTCACTGGATACACCACCTCTACCTCAATATAACCTGTATTATTACAAGTGATGCACGTTATTTTCTTCATCCTCAAAAATTCCAAACACATTATTTCTATACAATTCAGTGGCAATATCTGAGAGACACCAGCAAACTTCACTCACTCTCTTATTCCCACCGTCTACAGATAAGGCTAACCTAGCCACCTTACCTACTCTATGTAGGCTGCTCAGCTTATTACCTATATTCGTTCCAGTAAAGTGTGCCTGTCCAGCATCTTTATATTTTTCTTGTAACGCATCAATCACATCTCTAGTTGTCATGAAATTATCGTTATCTTTTAATATTGTAAGAATAGCCTCATCCCAATTAACAAGTCGTTCATCAGGTTTTTTCTCACCTATATTAATATTTCCTGTTGCCTTGTATTCTTGCAGCAAGTGAATAAATGGGCTGTTTTCATCATATATAGCTTTTATTTTATAATCACTTACGTCTTTGCCTCTGTCGATAAATATCTTTTTTTCACTTTCTGGAGTTTCAGTAACTTCTGCAAAAAAAGTATCATTTACCTCAAGATCATAATCAGTAACGAATTTTTTATTTATAAAAATTTCATCAAATGTTCGTAAACATTTACCAAAAGCCTGACCTGATCTTATAATGTGTGTAACCGCAATTTGTCTAATATCTACTTTCATTTTTTTAAGCCTTTCTTTATATCTTCTCATATTACGTTTCCGTGTTGACATATTTTCTGATATCGAATAAATGCAATAGTGTCAAACAAAATATTGAGGAGTGACTATGAAACAAAGACAAGAGGTAAAACAGCAGTGTTTGCGATTAAGTAGCAAGACTACTGTAATGCTCGATAGTATAAGTAATTATACTCGCATACCTAAAGGCGTATTGGCTGACATGGCTATGCAAGACTACCTGTCTGACCAAATCAAAACACTCGGCATTAATGTTGAGTATGATGATGATGAGGAGCTTATAGAGGCAGATGGTTAACAGCCGTGCGAAAGGGGCATCTTTCGAGCGAGAAATATGTAAGAATTTACAACTTGATCTAAACATCAAGGGTTTCGTGAAGAGAGACATAGAGCAGTACAGGACGGCAGATAGAGGAGACATATTAATAGAAGACGATAGTTTTCCATACCTTATAGAGTGTAAAAGGTACAAAGCAGGAAACACTTATTCAGATGCTTGGTGGCAGCAGGTAGAAAGAGCCGCAGAGAATATGAAGAAAGAACCTGTTTTAGTTTACAAGTTTGATAGACAACCTGTTACAGTTGTTATGCGATTAGAACACCTTATGAAAGATGGTGCGCTGCATGAGGAAAAGGTTAAAATGGATTGGGAAGCTTTCTGTTATGTGGCTAGAGAGAATTGGAACGGCTAAGAAAGGCTAAAATTATGATAGAACATAAAATAATTAAAAGTAAAAAATGCGTAAGATTTGATTTAAAACTTGCTGAGATAGGTTGCATTAAAAGCAACTTGCAACAAAGCAGCAATGTAGTTGAATTATACGGTAATGTAATAAGCGGCTTAGATGATCGGCAAGCAGACATTTTGCAAAGGCTGACCAAAGAGTTTGAGCAAGCTGAAGAACAACTATACGATTATCAATTAACGGAAGGCTAAATATGACGCACATTGATTATGAGATGTCTAACGAGGATTACCATAATACGGAATTACATCCGCATTTTAGCTCGTCAGATATTAAAGAGGTAGTTAAAAACTCACCGCTTCACTGGGTAATAAAACAAGAGCTACCTAAAAAAGAACCTACGCCTGCTATGCTGTTAGGCAGCGCAGTGCATGGATTTATATTAGAGCCAGACAAAGGCGAGTTTGTGCGTGGAGAAGGTTCTGGCAGAACTAAGGATTTTAAAACACAGAAAGAGGAGCTTGCTAAAGAAGGTAAAACACTTTTACCTGAAGCTACCTTTGATGATGCTTTGCGTATTGCTACAAAAGCGATGGAGACAAACGCATACTTAGTTAAGCTTTTAAAACACAAGCGCTTCGTTGCTGAAGCTTCTGTATTTACAGAGTGTTCAGAAACAAAGCTTGATATACGCTGTAGGCCTGACGGTATGATTATGCCTGATGATAAAGGTAAGGGTGGTATAATCTTTGACATAAAGACTACCAACAATATACATCCTTTTACCTTTTTTAAGGATGTTAAAATGTGGTCTTATGATATTCAGGCAGCGTTTTACTTGCATACTTGTGCAGCAGCAGGAATACCGATTGAGAAGTTTATCTTTTTTGCAGTTTGTAAAGAAACAGGTATTTGTCAGGCACACGTTTTATCGGAATTGTATTTAGCACACGCACACAAGCGTATGTTAAAAGCAATGAGTGACCTATTAGACAGTCAAGTGTCAGGTCGCTTTACAACAGGGTGGGAGATGGAGAATACTATACACCTGCCTCAATATCTTCAGGAAGATACTGAAGACCAACCATTCTAATTAGTGAAAGGCTAATGATATGATCTATAAATTCATGAACGTGGTGGCACGTTATCCAAAGCTTAATCAACCTTACGTTTGGTCTGATGATGCTAACTCTTATGTCGGCACAACACACGATACGCCCAACGCAGCGTTTTATTGTGATGCTTTCTTAACTAATGAGCAGTGGCAGCAAGCTGACGCAGCTATTAAAAAGGTTTGGAAAGAGTTTGTTGCTGAACAAGAGAAAGCAGGTAAGCCTCTTAAAAAGCCAAATGATTTTCGCACACCATTAGATGAGGATGGCGAAGGTAAAGGCTACGTTAAAATGAAGCTGAATTGCTATGACGAAAAAACTAACGTCAGGCAGCTTGACTCACAGCTTAATAAGTTACCGCCAAAGTTTGAACTTACTTCTGGCAGTAATATTAATGCTAGAGTTATTATAAAGGCTTACAAATCAGGAGCGCAACAAGGCATAACTTTGCGCTTAACTGATGTAATGGTCAACGAGCTTGCTGATAAAGCAGAGCGTCCTGTTGATTTTGAGCAAGGCAGTGGGAGCTTTACTTATAAGCAGCAGGAAGAAGTTGCAGAGGAAATGAAAGGTATACCTCAAGAGAAAGTTTTATTCGGTGACATGGAAGCTGATGTTGAAAGCGAAAATCAAACCGAATCAAAAAATGAGTTTGAGGACGAAATACCCTTCTAAAATAAAATAGCCCCCTCAAGCGAGGGGGCTTAATAAGTTAGTCTGACAGAAAGGCTAATAAATGCCAGACAGCAGTAAAATAAACCTAAAGCGGAGTATTTGTAGAGATGTTACAAGATATAGGGAGTAAACGCAACACATCCACAGCATATTGGAGTGATTATGCGGCAGGAATTATAGACAGGTTAGGATTAAAGAAGGTCAACGAAAACGAGTATTGCGGTAGTTGTCCTAATTGTGGTGGAGTTGATCGGTTTCGAATAAATAACTACAATGGTGAAATCCGTGTAAACTGTCGAAAGTGTAACGACTTTGTGCAGCTATTTAAGATACTCAGGGAAGACTACAAGTTGCTACCAGAATACTCAGCAGAAAAAGATGTAATTAACTTGCACAAGGTTGAGGACATACATCCGTATCTCACGCGCAAGAAAATTAAATTACATAACGCTGAGATTGATGAGACTGACCTTGTAGTGCCAATTATTGATAAAACAGGTAAGAAGCAGGGATCACAATTCATTGATGCTGATGGAAACAAAAAGTTTAACTTTGGGTTAAAGTTTAAGGGCTGCTTTTCTGTACTTAATGGCAAGATAAAAGACTTTGCTTGGCTGTGCGAGGGCTTTGCTACGGCTGCTGCTGTAACTGAAGCAACTGGTCAACCTGCAATACATTGTCTTAACGCTGCAAATATCATTGATGTGATCGAAGCGTTCAAAGAGGTTAGACCTGAAGTAAGCCTTGTAATAGCAGGTGATAATGATGATGCAGGCCGCAAGGTATGCGCTAAAGCTTTGGAGCAACACGGAATAACATATGTCCTACCTGATGAAGAGGGTGAGGATTGGAATGACGTTTATGTGAGGGAGGGCGCTGCTTATACAAGACGAGCGCTAAAACCTACTAGCGTTCTAGATGAAATAGTTATGCCTGAAGACGCAGTTATACCAACGCAATCGAATTACATAGTTAAAGGTTGGCTATCTGAAGACACAACTAGCATTGTATTCGGTGCGTCAAACGTAGGAAAAAGCTTTTTCTGTTTGGATATGGCCTATCATATTGGAGCTAATCAAAACTGGATGGGCTGCAAAGTTAGAGGTGGCTCAGTGCTTTACCTTCAAACAGAAGGCGGCACAGCGTTTAACACACGCTTAGTCGCGCTTAGAAATAAATATCCAGAGTTTAAAAATGTTAAACTTGCAGTTAGGGCTTTGCCTATAAATCTATTTAATGATGAGAATGATATAGCCAAGGTTAAGCTTCTTATAAAAGAGATTAGTAAAAAGCATGGCGATGTTAAGGTTTTGTGCGTAGATACAATTGCCAGAGCGACACAAGGGCAGTTAGAGGAAAATTCAAATTCAGAGTTTTCTAAATTCCTAGCGAACTTGGATTTAATTCGAGCAGAAACAGGCGTGCATATTATGCTTGTCGGACACACTGGCAAAGACTTGAGCAAAGGTTTGAGAGGCTCTTACTCTGCTGTAGCAGCAGCAGAAACATTAATAGAAATAACTTTAGATAGTAACTCAGGAATAAGAACGGCTGTAACAACTAAGCAGCGAGACATGGAGCTAGGCAAAAGCATAGACTTTATACTAACGCGAGAGGAACTTGGGCAAGATGAGGATGGTGATGACATAACAACTTGCACTATTAGACAGCCAACAGAGGAAGAAATAAAAGAGGGAAGTAAGCCTAAAATATCTGGCAAGAATCAATTATTATTTAAACAGGTATTTTACCAGTTAAGAGGTGAAGGTATTGGCAAGCCTAATCCAAGCGGTGCTGGATGGCCTAAAGGTAAAACTTACTGGTGCATAGATGAGAAGATAATTAAGGATCACTTTAAAGGCAAGCTCATAGGCGCTGCTAATCCTACACAGACTTATAAACAGGCTGTAACGGCTTTGATGGGCGCTGGGCATATAGCTGCAAATGAAGGTTATATTTGGTTTGTAGATAAAGACGGAACAATTAAAAATCCGTTTGATGAGGACTAATAAAATGTTTTGTATTATTAACAATAACTTAGATAGTAAATTATTAATTTTAGTAGTTAATTATTATTTAAATAGTACAAAACATTAATAATACTACTAATAATACTATTTTTCTAAATAGTATTATTAGTAATTTGATGTAGGGAAAATTAGTATGGATTATTCTAACTATATAAAAGACAAGTTAAGCAAAGGCCTTGCGAGGACATTCGAGCATGGAACAAGTAAGATTAAACCTTTGCAGAGCTTTGAAGATAAACTGGCAAGTATTACAACTGAAGAGGAGCTTTACGGTTTTGCTAATCGTAGGCGTGTTCTAGGTGTTAATCTGCCTGAATGGAGTGACGAACAAGTAAAGGCTATTAAATGGCGTCTAATGGAAATAAGAAACAAGCGATAAGGTGGGCTGTATATCCAGATGGCCTTCACATCTTCTCAGAAGGCCGTACAGTGGGGGTAATACCTTTTGATGAGGCTAACCACCTGATAGCAGAATTAAGTAACTCTATTCGTTGGATATACGGCAAGGGATCACAAAAAAAAGACCCTGCGGAACAGGGTCAAGTTTGATTCAAGAAAGGTTATTATTATTTTAATGTTCTACTTAGCCCCCTTGCCATTCTTCACACTCTACTACCATGTAGTCACGATGCACTACGTCAGGCGAATACTCACTTGAGTAAGAAACACTAGCTTCATCAAGTAGTATTTTGTTAGCTTTCTCTTGTGCTTGTTCAGGGCTATCTGCATCAATATATAAGATAGTACCCTCATCATAGTGTACACTCACTTTATACTCAGTCGTCATCTTCATCAACCTCCTCTTCTACTCCAACAAGATCAAAATCTTTTGCCTTATCGTAGCCAATGTCCATTTTAAACTCATCTCTTCCCAAGCTTTTAGCTTCCTGTTCATCAGAAGCATCAACCCAATACACATATCTAGGTGTGTCATAAGGTTCAAAACTTACTTTATACCTTTTAACATCTGTCATTGTTCTAGCCTTTCTCTTCAATCGGATATATGCCGTTTTTATCATAATGTATTTGCATTTCGTCCATTTCGCCAAAATGTTCACTTATGGTTTCCCATTTAACAATCTCTCTTTTTGGATAGCCATGCTCACACTTAACCACCTTACCGTTTTTGTGCTTCTTTTCTGCCCAAACTGGTTTTTCAAATTTAATCCAAATGTCATCATATTCAGCATGACGCCATTCTATATTTTTGCTTTTTAAATGTGCGTGTATCGCTTCCATTAAATCAAAATAAGTTAAAGTTAATTGCATTGTTCTAGCCTTTCTTTCTTTTGGTTTCGTTTACATCTTTGGTTAGCTCTACAAATTGATCTGCAAGTCTAGCCATTTTTAAAATTTCATCTTTAGCCCATTGTCTATTTTTAGGCGTCTTTGAACCCTCGTAAATAATTAATAAAGAGCTTGTTATGCCTTCATATGTAGGAGTCGCGTCTATGTATTGTGTAGTCATTGGTTTAGCCTTTCTTTTAATAAATTTTCATAAGCGCTATCTTTAGCAAATTTAATTAACTTTTCAGCCTCTTCTATGTTTGGCGCTGCAAAATAAACAAAGTTTAAAACAGATTGCAGTAATCCTGCCAAAGCAGCTTCTGGGCTTTCATTACATTTAGTTGTTTTGTTTGAGTCATATAAAGTTGATATAGCCTCAACCCCTGCGTCATACCCTGCGCTGTGTCGTTCTTCTATTTGATTA